TAAATGGTACTTATGAGGAATATGAAAAAACTAAAGTTAGAGAAAATAAACGGTCTTATATAAGAGATTTAAAACAAACTATAGAAGATTGGAAAAATTCTCCAGATTCGGTTACATTTTTGAATCAGGTAAAGGCAGATGGTTATTCGGTGGATGAAGAAAAGTGGGGCGGAGATGATGGAGAAGAAATGAAAAAACTTTTAGTGGAAGCTGAAGAATATTTAAAAAACTTAGAAGAAACAATTTAATTGATATTTATATGTAGGTAAAACACAGTTAATTAGGAGATTTACAATGACACAAGAGGAATTGCGTAATATAATCAGAACTGAGATTAAGGAAGTGATGACTGAAGAAGGTAAAGGTTTAGAAGATTACAAACTTCCAGCACAGGCTGAAAGATATTTAAATAAGGCGGTTGATGCTATTAAGGGTGCTAATCTTAATCGTAAAAGACAGGTAGCAGCATTGGCAAGAATAGTTAAGGCGTTAAATTTAGATAAGAGCGATTTAATTAGGTACTTTGCTAAAATAAAACGTGGTCTTTAATGAGTTGGGACTCATTCAGGAAATTTCTTAAAAAGATAAATCCTGTTTGGATATTTACGTTCTTTTTAGGGCTATCACAACTATTGTCCAAAATAAAAAAGAAAAAAATAGTAAAGATAGACAAAAAAATTAAAGATATAAATAAAAAGAAGAAACAAATTAAGTCTGCCACTAAATCTGTTTCTAAAAAAAGTGATAATTTAAAGGCAAAGGCAAAAAACCTTGAAAAAGAAATAGAAGAAGTTAAAAAAGGTTCTTCTAAGGTAAAAAAAGTGAAAGATATATCAGAAGCTGAAGATTTTTTAAGAGAATTTGCTAAGAAAAAATAATAGGAGATTGAAATGGCAATACCAGACAATTTAGCACTGGGTGACTATAATAAAGTAACAGAGGTAGCGTCAAGTACAACATATCACGCAACTGGTTCAAATTCTGGTGCAGGATTTATTGTTGAAAATTTGACAAACGTAGTAATCCATTGTGCTAGTGGTGGAACATTAGATAGTGGACAACTAAGTACTAAAACACTTTATCCAATTGGTGTAAGGAAAGTAGTAATTGGTGCAACTGGTGTAGTTTACGTTCTACATAGATAATTAAAATAATTTTGACTAATGAAATGGATAATACATTTATTTTTAGTTGGTACTCTGTTCGGACAAATGACGCTGAGCAAAGAGGATGCTATAAGTTTAACTAATAATATCAAACAGTTACAATTTGAAGTAGATAGTTTATCAAAAATAGTTTCGTATCAGGACAGTTTAGTTGATATTTATAAGGGAAAGTCAGTAGAAGATGATTCTTTAAAGGTTTTATATAAATCTCAAATTAAATTATCCGATGAGCAAATTAAGTTATTGGAAAAAAAGGTAAAATTAGTAAAACCATCTTGGTATGAAAATAAATGGTTATATTTTGTTTATGGGGCAGGAATAGTCGGAATACCCGCATATAATATAGGTAAAGGTATCAATTGGTTTAAATAATGGATAATACAAAAAATATAAAAAAGGCAATAAAAAGAGAATTTTTAAAATGTGCAGAATCTCCTGTTTACTTTTTAAGAAAGTATTGCGTAATTCAACACCCACTTAAAGGGAAAATTCCATTTAATTTGTATGATTTTCAAGAAAGAACAATTGAAGATTTATTAAAAAATGAATATAATGTAATTCTTAAGGCTAGGCAGTTGGGTATTAGTACATTGACTGCAGGATATTCTTTGTGGATGATGACATTCCATCAAGATAAAAATATTTTGGTTATTGCCACCAAACAAGATACTGCTAAAAATTTAGTAACAAAAGTTCGTGTAATGCACGCAAATCTACCAAGTTGGTTAAAGGCAAATTGTGTAGAAGATAATAAATTGTCATTAAGATATAGAAATGGTTCTCAAATTAAGGCTATAGCAAGTTCAGATGAGGCAGGTCGTTCTGAAGCACTATCTTTATTGGTGTTAGATGAGGCGGCATTTATTCCTAAAATAGATACAATATGGACTGCTGCATCTCAAACATTGGCATTAGGTGGAAGATGTATAGCACTTTCTACACCAAATGGTGTTGGTAATTGGTTTCATAGAACTTGGGTAGACGCTGAAGATGGTGAAAATAATTGGAATATGATTAAACTTCATTGGACTATACATCCAGATAGAGAACAAGAGTGGAGAGATGAACAAGATGCTTTATTAGGGCCTTCGATGGCCGCACAAGAATGTGATTGTGACTTCATTACTTCTGGACAATCAGTAGTTGATGGTGTTATTTTAGAAGAATATAGAACCACTATGGTAAAAGACCCGATGGAAAAACGTGGAGTTGATAATAATATTTGGATATGGGAACAACCTAATTATACAAAAGATTATGTGGTGAGTGCAGATGTTAGTAGAGGGGATGCGACCGACTACTCAGCATTTCATGTTATGGAAGTAGAAGATTGTAAACAAGTAGCGGAATATAAAGGTAAGATTTCTACAAGGGATTTTGGTAACTTACTTGTAAATATATCTCAGGAATATAACAATGCATTATTGGTAATTGAAAATGCCACAATTGGTTGGGCAGCAATTCAACAAGTTATTGATAGGGAATATGAAAACCTATTTTATATGAGTAAAGATTTACAATATGTAGATACACAAAAACAAATGTCTAATAAAATTTATAGACAAGAAAAACAAATGGTTCCTGGGTTCACAATGTCTACGAAAACAAGACCATTAGTTATTTCTAAATTAGAAGAATTTTTTAGAGAAAAATCAGTTAAAGTTTATTCCCAGAGGTTAATTGATGAATTATTCGTATTTATATATAACGGAACTAAGGCCGAAGCTATGCAAGGATACAATGATGACTTAGTAATGTCATTTGGTATTGGATTGTGGATAAGAGAAACAGCATTAAGATTGAGAGCTGAGGGAATAGAATTACAAAAGAAAACTTTAACAGGAATGGATATGAATCCTGGTATATATGTAACAGATGAAAACCCTGGTCAGGATGCCTGGCAATGGGATGTAGGAAATAGAAATAAAGAAAAAGAATCATTGGAATGGTTAATTAATTAGAGGAAAGTATGGCAGATACATCAATAAGAGCTCGACTGTTTAGATTATTTTCAGGTAACGTTATTGTTAGAAACGTTGGTGGAAGAAAATTAAAAGTAGCAGATACGAGTAAAGTACAATATTTACCACAAAAACAATTGGTGGATAGATATCAAAGATTGTTTTCAACGGGTAAAGGTTTATCTGGATATTCAGATACCGCAATGGTACGCTCAATGCGGTTAGGGTTATTTAGAGATTATGAATCAATGGATAGTGATTCCATTATAGCATCGGCATTGGATGTTTATTCAGATGAATCAACAATGAAATCCGAGTATGGTGATGTTTTAACAATCAATAGTGATAATGATCAAATAAAACAAATATTACATAATTTATTTTATGATATTTTGAATGTAGAATTTAATTTATGGTCTTGGGTTCGTAATATGTGTAAGTATGGAGATTTCTTTTTACATTTAGAAATAGATGATAAATATGGAGTTAAAAATGTAGTTCCGTTATCAAGCTATGATGTAGTGAGATTAGAAGGAATTGATCCAGAAAATCCAGAATATGTTAAGTTTGTATTAGAATCAGCAGATCCAAATCAGACAAAAGTAACTCATACTCAACAAGAATTTGAAAATTTCGAAATTGCACATTTTAGATTATTGGGAGATTCAAATTATTTACCGTATGGTAAGGCTATGGTTGAAGGTGGTAGAAAGACTTGGAAACAACTTTCACTTATGGAAGATGCTATGTTGATTCACAGAATTATGAGAGCTCCAGAAAAGAGAGTATTTAAAATTGATATAGGTAATATTCCACCAAACGAAGTTGATAATTATATGCAACAAATTATCAATAAAATGAAAAAGGCACCCGTAGTAGAAAAA